CGTTGATTTCTCTCAGCATCCTTGGTCCATCTGGCGACATGTAGAGTCGCATAGCATTCCATGCCAGCTTCCTCATTCCAACCTCGGCTGCGCTGTTGATTGCCGCCGCGACTGTATGCTTTATGATAGTCGACATTCTGTAAAGCAGTTGAACCGTGGTTATCCTCTCGCGAGCCATATGGGCTGCATAGTTCCACCCTGCAAGAGTCGAGTCATTAATCACTTTCCCGTTGGAAACGAACCTCAGCCAGGGCTCAAGCTGCGCCGCATCTTGCTGTCCCCAAGCATCCTCAATGGCTGAGTAAATATCTGGATCGCTAATAAACCTCCAAGCATTTATGAGTGGCCTACGAAACGCGAAGTCATGAATGAATTGTTCCATCTTCGGAACGACAGAATAGTAATTAATATCGAGAGGATACTTCGCGTCGGTCCTCGCGTGTTCCCAGTTCTTCGAAGGCAGTGACCTGAACCAACGGTCCATACCAAAGACTTTCTCTGCGTCGCCAGCCTGGCCAAGCCAGAATGGATCAGCCATCAACGGATAGTATCCACCTTTATAGATTCCGAAGGCAGTTTGAATAGCTCTGGCCTCTACCTTATCCGGTGGTACGCCAGACACTTCTCTTGCAAGTTCCTCCATTCGTGGCCAGAAGTGATCGAATATATCCCACACACCTTGAACGAAGTCCCACATTTCTTTCGTAGCATTCTTAGCCACGAACGACTTAACCTGTATAGGGTCCCATTGAAAAGTCTGCCCGCCTCTACCTTGAAACTCGCCGGTTAGTTTGGTGAAGTTACTCGAGTTCCCCATATTCAGCATGATACCGATCAGATCGCCATGTGTCATATCCCTTGGCTGGCCGCTTCGCCAATCAACCAGTTCATTATTTTCCAGCTTCTCACTGGCCCTCCTATCCATCTCCGCCTTCTCAGGCAGCTTCCTAATCAACTGTCCAAGCTCTCTAAGTGCATCATTCTTTACATGCTTCCCAGCTTCGAGCGGCATAAACACTACCTGATTAAAAATGCCGAGCGGTTCATTCCGATCATACCAGTCAATCCGTTGCTCCGGCTTAACAAGCGTAGCATCGATATCACGGCCAATAGCTCTCAGCTTATCTATCTTGCCTGGGTGCCTCAACGGTACGTTCTTCGGCATTCGCGCCAGTTGATCCAGAGCCTGCTGTTTCGCTACGGCAAAGTCCAAGGCCCTCGAGCCAGCCTGTATCGAGAACTCAGCCCTTCCAACCCTATCTATACTTTCGATCGATTCATAAAAGTTATCCCGCTCTTGCACTGTATACTCACTAAACTTGTAGCCCTGATGACCAATCAATTCAGTATCCACCTTCGGGTCCCAGCCCAACGCACGCTTGTTCTCAATGAACTGTGGCAGGCTCACGCCCCTCAACGAGGCTAACAGTTCTGCATCATTTCTCGGCTGTGGCAAACCTACTACATCAAAGATGGAATGGATATAGTTGGTCCATTCCTGTGGAACCTTGCTAACTGTTTGATTGTAGCTGTATCGGTTGATAAGGGTTTGCAGTTTATCGGCGCGCTTCTCCGCAGCGATCGCCATCTTTGCCATGATAGTCGAGATGGCCTGTTCCAGCTTCGCCTTAAATGACTCGCCCCACTTCTGCGACAGCGCCTTATCCAGCGCATTCCTTCCAGCCTTCTCCGCCGCACGACGGTAGTTCTCGTAATCAACCTCGTAGGCCCTCGTCTTACTTATGCGGTCGTTTGCCCAATCCTGCAGGTTCTGCTTGGTAATGGGCTGCATTTGGCCCATCTCGCCAGCCTGATTAATCATGTACAACTCATCGATGAATACATCGATCTGTTCTTCGGCCAAGGCCCGATCGCGGGTTTCATTATAGATCTTCGTTGGCAGGTCGCCATACCTGGCCCGCATACGCGAGGCAGTTTCGGCCTTCACTCTTTGATCGAAGTATTCCCTCGCCTGTAGATCGCCCTTGTCCTTATCGAACTTATTGAGCGCCGCGATCATCTCAGCACCGGACCTAAAGTCCAACAGGTTCGCCACCGTATCCAACTGCTCTCCTTTCGGGTGAGCATACTTACGCAGGTTTGGCGACGCTTGCCCCGCCTTAATATACCGTTCCAGCGCGGGCTGAAACAATTTCAGTTTCTGGACCTTCTGCCCATTGGGCAACTCCCCCATCCGCAGATATCGATCGGCCCTAAAGCCAGGATCGTACCGCATATCTAGTTCAGCCTCTTCAGCCATCCTCTTTTCATTGGCTCTCCACTCTGGCGTCAGTTCCCTCTTGACGTCCCTCTCAGCTTCTTTATAAATCTTATCCAGCCTCGCTTGTCCTTCCTTCACTATCTTATTAAAATACTTCGTGTACATTCCAGCCGAAATATTGGTGGGCCTGTTATCTTGGAACATTGGCTGGAAGTAGAAGGACTTACGAATAGCGCCGAGCAGGGTTTGTGGGATGCTCTCTGGATCGAGGGTCTCAAGTTCTTTCCCCTCGTTCCTCGTAATCCCATCAGACCTAACTCTAAAATCGTCCTTGATCTTTTCATACAGCGACGGCTCGGTGTAAGCGAGAAAGTTAGCCATTGAAATCTTGACGTCAGCGCCAGACATACGCTGCGTCGCGATCTTGTCTGCAATCCCTGGTTCATATCCGAGCAGCCCATCTCCAGGCCCTGGCGTCACATTAGCGTATATCGAATCAATAGCCTCGCGAGTGATCCCCACAGTTGTATCCTTCAGCACTCCACTGAGATATTTGGCTATCATCTCAGGCGAGCGCTGGTACGTATTAGAGTTCTGTACCATCTGAAAGACCTGATCAAAAACATCCAGGTCATGCTTAATCATAGCTTGATGGAGCTTATCAACTAGAGGATCGATACCAGTGGGTGGGACTTGACCGGCGCGGATCATCTGTTCAGTGACAGTTGTTACTTTCGGTGGCGGTAACAGCCCAGCAACCTCGGCCCGGCCTTCGCCCTCGATCGGAATCTCATCAGGCCTCACCACGATCTCAGGCAGCGTCGTTTCAGCTGGCTTCGAGGGCCTATCCTTATCCGCCAGGAACTCATCAATCTCCCTTCGCCATCGCTGTCCCCTAGTCTCTACCGGACCTGATCCAGTCCTATCCAAGAACTCTCTGAGTTCCGCTGCCGACGATAGTTCTGGCCTCCCAAAGCGCATACCACTCAAGCCCAGCGACCCCATTGCCAAACCCAAGCTTGTTTCCTGCTGCTGTCGTTTCGAGTTCCATGCGAAGAACTGCTCCTCCGACATGTTATCTGGAGGCCTCTCCTCCGCATAGCTCGCGAAGGATTTGATCGTGTTGTAAACGAAAGCGAGGAAGGCAACTTCTGGAGAGGCGGTTGAGATAATCCGTGCCGATACTTCTGGATCAGTTGGGAAGATACCAACGAACGGGACCTGGACAAAGCCATTGGCCTGAATTGTCTTGCCTAGTATATCAAGATTGGCCCAGTCATCATTGGAGACAGCCGCAGCCTTCGGATGGCTATTCACGTAGCTTTGCAGGCTTGCATTCTGCCCAACATACTTAGACGCCTGGCCTACCTTATGATCTCGTATTGCGCCGTCGGGATCAGCACTAACAACGGAAGGGTCCTGACCTGTCAGGTTGGCGGTGTCAACGTCTTTCGCTGCCTTATTCGGGTCCTCCACCGCCCCAGCCACAGCTTTGGATTGTGCGCCTGGAGCCATGAACTGGTTATAAAAGTCCGTGATGGCGTCCGGCCTAACAGGTCCTTCATCAGTGTCAGGCTGACGCTGTTGCTGATACTGCTGGAGCAGCGAGTTGAATGTGGCATTATCTGGCATTGTTCGCCTTGTGCGTCTGGTACAGAGTGTAGATATCTTCGGGCGTTGCCTCTCTATGGAATTGTTGGAAGAATTGATCCCGATTCTCTTCAGTGAACCAACCATCAGGAACCATGAAGTCTCGATCAGGACTCTGCCAGAAGTAAGTTGAACGATCGCGAATGAGTCTGGCAGTTATGGACAGCACATCGTTATCGTCGAGAGGAGCCTGTGGGTCCTTCCGCATTCTCTGAAAGCGCTTCAGTTCATACGCGAGTGCGCCCTGAAATTGATTCATCTGTTTATCATTAGTCGATGCTATATGAGCCTCATTCAAAAGTCCTGACGCTACTTGCATATAGCGATGCATCTGGTTATCAATATCCTTCTGCGATTTCAATGCACTTAAATCATGTCGCAGGATACCAGTCTGCCGCCGCGACAGATCCATTAACGGAAGGTTGTCACCCACCTGTTTAAGCACTTCCCACTTATCTACACTAGGATCACCACGCGCAGCCTTATCCACCAAGCCATAAGCCTGATTAAACCTCGCCGTTCGTTCAGAGGTCTCTGGCACGTCCACCTTACTATTATGTGTAAACACTCCATCGATATACTTTTGCATAGCTGGATCATGGCTTAAAGCTAATTGTCGCATGGCAGGCCAGGCAGGATTGATTTGATTCGCTTCATAATCATTCCGAGGGCCGCGGCCCTGGAACTGATCATAATTATATAAGATCTTGTCCAGACTATCTCTATCGTTTGAGAGGATTTGTTTGTTCGCGAACCTCGACACCGCAACATTATTGCGCGTATAACGCGAGGCCCGCTCGATGAACTTCTCCCTCTCATTCTCATTATCATACTTGGAAGCCGCATAGTCCTGCAACTCCTTCATCCAGTTTTGTTCTTCCGCTACGTTCCTGTCCGCGACCGGCGCGACGTCAGCTGGTGTTGGGGCGGTAGTTGGTTCGTCTGCTGCGACAGGAATTGTCGAAGAGGGCTGTGGCAATGGCGCAGCATTTGGGTCCTCCACAATCACCTCTTGAGGACCACCATACACGCCCGCACTGATAAGCCCATTAGCCATGCTTACGCTCCAACGGTCTCAGGGCCAGACAGAAGCATTTTCCGTCGTGCGAGTTCGTTCGCCCAACCCTGCTGGAAACTCTGGCGACTCTGTGGTCCTCTCATTCCAGGGAAACGATTACCAGCTATATTCGTCGTGGCCCCGCGAGAGAAGAACCCTCTGCCTTGCTGGTGCATCATATACAGTTCGCCATCAGATGGATTCCTGCCATACCGTTCACGGAACCAGCTCTGATGATCCTTGAGCATCCTGGCCGCAGCCATCGCGTTATCGCGAGGATTATAGATATCACCCTCGCCATACCTTTTCCATTCTTCCTTGCCGATCTGGAATAGGCCCTTGTATTGTGTGGCCCTGTTACGATTGCTTCCAGGGTTATTCGACGACTCAATCGAGGCTATCGCATTCATAGTATTCGGATCAAGATTGTAACGCTGAGATGCGTCTGCGATGGCGGAGGCTACCTCAGGACCGCCCCTTGCTGGAAGGTTCTGCATTACACCTGGCAGTGATGCTAGCTGAATCTTGGGGGCGTGCGGCCTGTAGGTTTCCGTCGCGAATGCGAGGTAGTCCCCACGGTTAAGTGCGTCGGTTGCCGGATCAATCTCAGACCTTATCTCAGGTTTAGGCGTGGCCGATGGCTGCGCTGGCGGGATTGGTGTTACTGGTTCAGTTGGCTGCGAACCAGGCTGAACGACAACACCAGTTGTATTACTCCCACCAATGAGCGGCGCGACTGTCTGTGCCTTATCCCTTGACCAGTGCTTTGCCTCTATATCATTTCTCTTGTCATCGATCTTAGCCTGTGCCTGCTCAGTAGCCGCAGCTGACATCTGCGGCTTCAACGTATTCAAGACCGCTTGCGCCCTATTAACATCCTCTTTCGGCCCAAGGGCAATAGCGTTAACCATCTTCCCTGCTATATTATCGAAGGTCTTTCGCAGATTATACTGCATCATCGCAGTTGGCACACGGTCCATCGCGGACAGCTTCGTAAACTTCTCCGTAATATTCTGCATATCCAGATGAAACAGGGCGTCGTTATCTACATTCCTGATCGCGTGGTCAACAGTGTTATTAATATCGCCAACTATATTATCACGAGCGAAGGCATGGTACGAAGTGTCGGCCGATGTCTGCGCCCGCGCGATCTGCGCTCGCAGATTCCACAGCGTCTGCCTCTGAAACATCAGCTTCTGATTGACGCTCATATTCGCGGAGTCATCCGCGACCGTCTTAGTCATAGCATCGATATGAGCCGGTAGACCGGCTTGTTGCTGATCTCCTGGAAGCTGCTCAAACGTCCCATTCATCATATCGACTTTTTTGAAGTTGCTCGTCACAGCCGTGTTGGTCGTGACCTCATCTTTCAGGTTTTGAATAGCCGCTGCGGCCTGTCCAACCTGTTCAAATCCCTGTCCAAGTTTCTCCTCGCCCGCGCCTATCTCAGCACCGAACAGTGCAGGGCTTGCCGGAATATCCACGCGTGGCGCAGCGACCTCCGCGCCGGTCATTGTAGGGTAAGGAGTATAGGGAACCTTTGGCATGTTACGTTCCTAATGGAGTACCAGGAGGCTGACCAAATTGATAGGCGAGCTTAGCCGTTGTGGCGGCTCCTCCAAGAACCGAGCCACCTGCCTGAAACGCCCCAGCGATCGGGGCCTGCTCTGCGCCAAATGTATACAGTTTGGATGAGGCCTCATCCGAAAACCCCTTCACCAGATAATCGTAAGACCTCCTGCTCGCATCATTCCTAACGATGCTCTCGTTGAACCGTCCCAGGCTTAGCGCAGAGTCCTGCACCAACGCATTCGTTCCACTCCTCACATCTAGCCCACCAGCACCCTGCTCCGCTATAATACCTCCTAGCTCTGCACGAGTCTTCATCCCTTGCTGCTGGGCCTGTTCCTCACCCAGCGCGACTTCTCTAGTCGCTTGTTGCTGATCAATAGTTCTATTCATGCTTGCAACAGCAGACTGATAGTTCATCATGTTCTCTGTCGCGCTGGCCTGTTCCATCGCGCCAGCCGCCGACACGCCAGCGCCAATCACAGTCGCTGCTATTGCGATCTCAGGCAGCATGGGCATCTTACTTTCTCCTCAACTGGAACGGAATCCTATTTTTGTCATCAGTCCCTTTGAACTCGCCCCCAAGAAACCTAATCCACTTAATCGAGTCAACTTGATACGGATAACAGAACCCATACAGCGATTCATACTTTTGAAGCATAACCTCCAGTATCCTCTGCGAGTACCTTATAAACAGGAACTTATACTTGCTGTTGTACTTAATCGCGTCAGCAACAACGACCCATACATAAGCTGAACTCGAAAGCATACAGGGTGGTATAATTCCCCAAGCAACCATCACCTCCCCATCCACCTTCGCGATCCATGCACTTTCACTCAGCAGCATATGATGCTTTAAGGATTCCTCCGCACCATGCACATTAGCGAACTGTGTCCGGCCGAGAAGGCCGACAAGGTGCGATGGCTCAGCTGGTATAATCTCTACCTTCATTTACCTCTACCACCACCAGACGTATCACCGATCACCACCTCCGGTATCACACCCAGCACACTCGCCGGTACTGGATCATCCACTTGCACACACAGCTGGCCAGCCGTCTCCCACAAAGGGTCCATCACATAGTAAACGTCAACGCTAACCAGTGGTGATGGCGGGACGCTGGTAATGGGCTGTCCAGATGGCGTGGGGTTAAATTGCTTAACTGGGAGAATCGTTGGGAAGGTCCTCCCCATCTTGATCCCTCTCGACTCGCGCGCACGCATAGTCACACGAGGGATGACCTTACGCTTTCCCTGGACAGTAGGTTCGCCAGCGTCTAGATACATCGTTTGAAGCTGAGCTTGAAACGGCAGACCGGCGGTCGCTTTGGTTGCCGCGAACGGAAGCGTTATCGATCCATTTACGACAGTCTGTTGTGGTACTACCTGCCCATCTGCAAGGATTGAAACGGTCGCGCCGTTGAGATAGTCAAGGCCATAATAGGTAGTAGCTGGGGTAGCCATGCTCCACGTTCCAGGCAATGCTACTTGAAGTCCAGGTGACGGATTCGGAATTGGCTGTATCCAGTTGCCACTAATGGCGATTGCTGAAGTAAAGGTATTAATAACAGCTATACCACCATTCATTCTGAAGATCTGCCCAACATTACCAGCAGTGAATATCCCAGGAGGAGTACAGATGAACGTGACGGCTCCTGATGAGGTCGTAGCACCGAGGCTGGAGGTTGATGTTGTCAACAGACCAGCTGTAGTGAATCCACAGTCTACAGAGAAGGCATCCTCCGCTCCGTAGGTTAAATATCGCGGAACCATACGCTCTACAGACTGCACCACGTTTCCATTTATAACTCGTATAACAGCGAAGTAGGCAACGTCGTTGATCCCTTCACGGATAACGGCAACTGACGTGAACTGTCCTTGTGTATCATGCCGAGCCCATCCAAGCATCTCCTGGTCCTTAACATACGTCAACGACAAGAGGGCTCCATCGTCGCGGACAGCCCACACAACCCTAAAGGGCTCCTCCGCCCAAGCCCACTCCCTAATTAAGTGTCCAAAGAATAAATGGTTAGAAAGGATTGAGATATCGGAGCCTGTATAGATGTTAGCGTAGATATTGTATGAAAGGTCGCGGACGATCGATCCCTTGGACTGGACATAGAGAACGTCATAGTTGACGACGATTGGAGGAACGTCCGATACGCCATTATACGCTTGTGGTGTGGCCGTGGCATTGGTTGGAGTAACTGCGGCAGTCGAGGCTAACCCACCAGCGCCACTTGATAGCTGCCATGCACCAGCAGCTGTCAATATCAAGAGACCTCCAGGTAACGGGAGCATAGATTTAATCGTGTTGAACTGCGTGCTGACCAGCGTTCCTTGGATGGCGTCACTGTCGATAATTGGATCAGAGATATTAAAGTTAGTGTAAAGGCCTGGTTGGGACGCCCAAAAGGTAGTTGGCGAATTAGTTGATGCTGCGAAATAAAGACGTTGCTGGAAGAATGTAGTACATCCAGGATTTCCATTGCTTAAAGGATTTTGTGCCGTACCAGTTCCTCCACCAAGAACAGCAGTTGCGGCGGCCGCTCCAGCAGAGAATGTAACGGCTGGAGGGCTGCCACTCGGATATCCAGAACCTTGTTGAGCAGGGATAACTGCAGTTACACCCCAGGTACAGGTAAACCGTGGAGGGACACCACCGAAGTCTATCATGCCAGGCACATTACATGCTATAGCTGGCGTCGGATTGGTTGGTGTTGAGGTGCCGGCGCCAGACAAGCTGCCAGCACTCTGGAGGGTGGCCGTGGTAACGGTCCAAGCCCACCTTCCGTTCATTGCATTGATGAAGCCTGCACTGGTTATCAGGAATGTAACGCCATTAGCTAATGTCAAGAGAGAGCCAGTTGGATCATTACCTGTAGTCACCACATTGTTTGTGCCGGGATTGGAAAGTGATCCACTGAGAACGCCAAGGGATGCGTTAGCTGTTGCCTGCATTCCAGTCGGTGGCGCTGCGACCGTTACGCCTGGGACTGTAGTATAGGTTCCAGCTGCTGTAACAGTATAACTTATCACGCTGGACGTAAGATATGGAACTGAGATTATTGGCGGACTCTGCGTGAAGTCTGGTACTATATTGGAGTCAACTAGACTCGTTCCAGTGGCACTCTGAATGAAGCCATAGGCAGAACCGGTCGGAACAGGATTCCCAACCCCTATCTCAGCCTTATATACATTGTACGAGATCGCGCCGGCAACAGCAGACCACACGACATTAATCGAGCCAGCCGTCGTTCCGATATTTACTGCATTAAGAACAGCGAACGGAGCACTTGGACCACTCTCCTGCCCGTTAGCGTCCACCGCAGTAACTTCGTACGAATAGTTAGCGGTCCCGACAGCAGTCGGAGTGGCACTCGCTATAGTTGGGGAGCTAATAGTTGTGCCAAAAACTATAGGATTCAGGGTCCAATTAGTCGCGGCGTACGCAGTCAGGACATATGGCCGATACAACGGATGAACAAGAACCATATTGTTCGCAAGCTGCGCGAACTTTAACAGTGCAAGATCACTAGCTGCATATGGCGAGGCAATCTCATAGACTCGGCCAGCGGTTCCACCACTACTGTACACGCCATAACCAGTACTATTAATGTTCGCGTGAGTGATGGTATCTTGCAGCGTAACGTTGGCTCCAGCCACAGCTGACACATAATAATATCTGTTGTCAATCTGCGGCATCCCAACGGTGCCAGTAATAAAAATCCAATTACCAACTGCGAAGTTGTTCCCAGTGATGGTTGCGACAGCTGGATTAGCGTTGGTTATACCAGTGATGGCAAAAGGCGGTTCCAGAACCGATCCACCATTAATGTAAAACCTACAATAAAAGTTACCAAACTCTATAACAAAACCAATCTCAGCAGAGAACTGGAATGGGATCAAACGAACATTCGGAACGAAGTTAGTAGGAGAGAACTTGGTCTGATTGGCGAATGCCAGGCCTGATCTCGTCGAGGCCCCACTCCGGAAATCAACAAGAAAGTTCCGCATCGTCGCGGCACCAGACTTGTATTTTGGAATGTCTGTGCGCGCGAGCAAGCTCGGCGAGAGTTCGCCACTTGAGAATGAATGCTGGATAACATTATCGGCCACGATTATGAGCTGAAAACTCTCCACGAAGCTTTTTCGATGCTTCTATGTAAGCTTGCTCAGCTTCCTCTCTTGTAGAGAAGAGACCCAAATAAACCTGTTTATAACGAATCATTATCTTAGCACGGAACTTATTACAAACTCGATCTACACCACCGCGTTTGATAGCTATTCTATTCCACATATTCTGAGATTGTGTGGCTTCTCTTAAGTTCTCTAATCTGTTATTATATCCATTTCCATCTTTATGATCTAATTGCTTTGGCAGGGTTCCATATGCACGCAGCCAGACTACTCTATGAACTAAGAAAGATACACCATCTATCTTAACAAACTTGCGCCAGGGATCGGCAACGCCACCAGCAACCTTTCCTGCAAATCTACTATTCCAAGAATTAGTTTTCTCAGGCCTATACTTCCATATAAGCTCTCCAGTAGATGAATTATAATCGAAGAATTTAAGCGCCTGTTCCTGTGTTAACATTTGTCAGCCATACATCGTCAGCATATTGCCCCAATCGTACGAGATGTTTGGGGACCAGCTCTGGTCTAGTGGATAATCAATCCCTCTGATTCGTATCCAATCAGGGGTCACGTTGTTAATCGTCAGGCCCTCATTCCCATCAACTGCCCTGGCAGCGATTATCATATTATTCGCCTCTTGCAGTTTCATATTAGCAAGCTGGGCGTTACCGCTAAGCTGCCATACCATCCGCCCCGCGAGGGCCATCTCCCACGCCGCTCTGAAGTTGTCATCCATCACATCAGGCAGTGTTACACGTTTACAATAGAACAGGAGCGCGAACTCTTGGTTTGTGAGAATAACTCGGGTATCTATGCCGACCGGAGGCGGCGCTGGAAGGCCAGAACCGGGGTCAATCTGATCGATAGAGACTTGGAACTTGACTGGGGGTCCGTTCCAGAAGGCTGGTGCGCCGCCAGTCACAGCCGTGGTGATCGGAATGCCTGCACCAAAGCCGGTCTGGAACTGTGGGACAATATACAGCGGGCGAAGGCAGTCGGATGGGTAGAGGTACTCGTAGGCCCAGGGGGGCGGTGGAATACCCTTAGCCCACTGAGACGTGCCAGGGTTGGGGTTCTCTGGCGTCCCTGGCGCTGCGCAAGATAGCGTCAAAAGGTTGAAGTTCTTAACGCAGTTCCAGGGAGCCAGCCGAGCCACTTCATCACGAACGACATCGATCCAGGTGCTGGCGGCGATTGCCTCGTTAGACTGCTCGGCCAACGAGGCGATTGTGGATCGAGTGCCAATCAGACTCAGTGCCCGATTTGCGATGTCCGTATCAGTTGTCATAGCCTACCCTCGGCGATTGCTACCCATTCCCTTACTCTCGCCATGCAGCCCCACACTGCCACCCTCGGCCTTATGGATGGCCTTAGGCCCTTGCGTACCACAGTTGCCATAGTTATCGCCGCCGAGACCTGGACCGCGATTGCCGATGCTTGTCGGCCCCTGTGGAGGCTGGTATGCGTTGACGTCTCTTGCTTGCATGACGCCGCCGCGAGTGGCCCTTGGCTTTTGCGGGTTGCTTCCGTCTGGACCGTACTCGTTTAGAATGTCTTTTCCCTTTTCCATCATGCAGCTCCTCGCTTAAGAGGGGATTGAGGGTTCTCCTTCTTAGCTTGATCTCTTTCTGCTTGTCGTGCATTCATCGAAGCAAGCTCGCGAAGGAACGACGCAGCGAGCGCCGAAGTCTGTGGATAGTCTCTCATAAGATGGGCAGAGCTCATAAGATGGAACACTCGTGCCACATCTTCTTCAGCTTTGTAGTCACTAGCCATTAGTGTCTCCCTTGGCTACCAGATTTGTGATGTTCGATCCCCTCATCCTTCGGGGCTTTGTATCCCCTACCAGAGTGCATGGGATCTTTCTTGTAGTGAACCGATAAGCCTTCATGAGATGTATACGCTGGAGTAACCTTGTAAGGCTTCGGTTCAACCTTCTTCTCGAGCACAGTTCTACTTGCGAATCCCTGCTTCATTTCCTAATCTCCGTCGGTTTGCGAAGTTTCGCGTTCTCTTCGAGGAGCTTCGCGACTTGACCTTTCAGATCGTTAAACTCCTGAAAGGTAACGGGGGCATTCACTGGGTTTGCTGGTTGACCCTTGGCCATAGCATCGATTTGCCGCTGGAAGTCGTTTAGGATCGACTGAGTGAAATCGCCTGGCAACGAGTCGATCGGATGCTTACAGTTCTTTTGAACCTCTGCACTGAGGAACTCGGCCTCGGCATCCAGCGGTTCCATATCAAGCGTCGGCCCTCCAGTAAAGATATGATCTCTTGGCTGGCCCTTACCTGCATAGCAGACAATGACCTCACCACTACCCCTTATATTCCAGTCACCTGGCTCTTCAGGATCAAAGTAACGTGGGACCGAAAAGCGTTTCATTGCTTGCCTTCCAGTATCCCGGTTGGTCTCTTTATACTCCCACTCATTATCTGTAGTCCACAAATAATGGGGCTTTACCAGTCTCCATCTAGCCACTTGCTTTCTCCTTTGGTTTGTCCAGGAACCTTGTATGATCGTAGCGGTTCGCTGGGTCGGCTGCCATCTCCCGTCGAACCTTCTCAAAGGCCCCACCATCAGTGTGAAGTTCAGTCAAGAGCTGGCGATAGCGATCATCAAGACGCTCGATCTCACGATTTACATGAGGTGGTACCGTAGTACCAAGCGTCTCATACATATACCTTACATCGTGAACGTCGTGGTAGTAATTCATGAACCTCCGTATCTTCTCCGGAATTTCCTTCTCAGCTTCTTCAATCATTGCGTAGACCCATTTCGACGTGAGTTCACGAGTAGTCGTCACCTCTCGTGCCATACGATTGAGTACGGCCAGCATTTGATCTTCAAACTCAGTCATCTTGAGTGTCCTTTCTCTTCTTTTTAAGGATTCCTGCGCGCTTGTCTGCGCGGTTGAACTCTTTGGCGACAGATTGCGGCACGCCAGTTCGTTGCGCCGCACCCTTATCATGGGCTACCATTGCCATGAAGCGGGCCTGCTTTTTACTTGTGCTCGGCATCGGCCTTCTCCTGTCTACCGTACTTTCTTGGGTTAGCCTTCATATCTTCAATGAGCCGCTCATTTTCATATCTACGCAGTTCAAAAAGCCTTTGCTCCAGTTGATCGATCCTATACACTAGATCAATTACCCGTTTCATACTTAAGCGACCAGTTAAGGCCAACCAAGCGTCGCCGACTCTTATTTTTCTCATCCTCACCCTTACTGCGATTGAAACAATACGCCATTAGCGTTGCTAACAAACTGGTAATAGCCCCCGGCCACAGTTGTGAGATCGCCTCCCGATCTAGTACAAATAGTCCCTATGCCAAGACAACTATTATGAATAACAAGAGAAGAATCCGTAATTACTGTAATAGTCCTTCCAGAGATTATGCTAGGCAGTTGAAAATTCGCCGTGAAAGCAGCGCCAGAGCCACCACCACCGCCAGAAACGCCAATAGCCGGAGCCGAAGTGCAACCGCTCCCATTTGTAACCATGCTTATTTGACCAATCGTACCATCTCCAACGCCATTCGCGCCTTCAATCTGAGCGGTGGCGGTTGGCTCGACCGAGCATCCTCCACCAGTAAAAGTTAGCGTTGGGTTGACAGTGTAACTAGAACCCTTATTGGTAATAAACGACCAAGGCACTTTGCCTATATAGGACGACTGTTGATTAGTCATTATTGTTGAAACCGCATTGGTGCCAGTTAATTCTATAACAAAAGCGGCGTCTGGAAAAACTACAGCAGATGCAGAAACGACTTGAAAAATATCTGTTCCATTAGTATTCCAACGATTTCTACCCCACTGCACCCCCTGAGAGGTAATCCCAAAGGCCTGACCCGTTGGGTTTGGTGACCCTGTCACGTTGTTACCATCAACCCACACACCCGAGCCACCCCCAGATGTAATGCCAGCACCACAACCATTACATTCAACGATATTATTAACTATTCGTGTCTCGTTAGTTTGAACGCCAAAGGCAAAACCGCCACCACCGTCATAGGGTGGGCCACCAATGCCCACAGTCGAGGGAGTGCCAAGAATTATAACATTGCCAGACAGATTTAGCCTAGTTGTTGATCCGGTATTTATTCCAGTCCCATTTGTTACAGCAGTCGCGCCATTCATGGGACCAAGCCAATTGCCGGAGATAGTACAGAAAATACAGCCACCCGGATCAATGCCAATCGTGGCGTTGTTGTTGGTGCTGTTCCAGTCAAGAATGTTACGACTAAAGACGCTGTTGATTGAATTAAACAGCACAACACCGCTATCAACCATTATATTATCAGCAGCGATGCTATTATTTGCCTGTAATATAAATCCGTAAGGACTCCCCTTACAGTGACGAATAATTGATCCGGTAACGGTTATGGCGTTAAGTGTAGTTGCTGTCGTTAATTGATTGAAGCTTCCGCCAAGACCTATCCCAACCGTTACACCGCCGCCACAATCAACATCAGCGCCCTTAATAATGATATTGCTGATGCCGTTGGTGATCCCCGCGTTGGTTCCTATATTGGAAACCGGAACGTTCCCGGTGCTGCGGACAACAGGGTGGTCTATTATGACGTTACTTGCTTGATCGAGATAAATTCCGGCCCTGGCATTTCCCGAAAGCACAAGACCTGTAAGACGAGTTTCGGTTTTATTTGCTGCGTCTAATGTGCTGCTTAAATTTATCCCCTCACTAACCGCATTGTTAGAGGCAACATTCTGAATCAACAAATTGCCGCAGGTGTTTGTGCAATAAATATTTGCGGAGGCGTTTAAGTTATTCGCCTTATTACCGTCAACGGTTAGATTTAAAATACTAACACCGGTAGCGTTGACATTTACTACACCGTCAAACGATGACGGGTCACTGGGCGGTCTTTGTAAAATACTGGCCGGGCCAGCGCCAATTATAACCAAATTCGCTGGAGGATGAATGCCCGATACAACACAAGTTCCATTTGGTATCTGAAGAGCAACTCCGGTGGAAGAGGCAATGGACATAGCTGAGTTAAAGGCAGCGGTGTCATTGACACCGTGGCATGATACAGCAGTGAACGCACTAGGAATAGGACCAGGGAGTCCTCCTGCTATTGAGCCGCAAATCTGTCCGGCAGAGAAGATACCATTGCACTGTGCCAAAGCCAGCGTGGGCCAAAGGGCGAAGGAAAGGGTGAGAGCGAGAAGGAGCTTTTTCATGCCTGAATCCACTCAGTCAGATTTTGACGCAAGGCGAGGGCACCAAAGTTAGTTCCGATTTGTGCGGAAGAGAGACCCATAATAGTCTGACCAGCCGCTGGGTTTATGGTTATAGGATTTGCTTGCGCGAACCCGCCAACATCAACAATAGTCAGTGGACTCTGCACTGATAGTCCTGGCCTTGATCCGTCTGTTGGGGTGATGATTTTGGGCAGATTGAGCGTAACCGGCCCCGATCCAACCCCAACATTGACAGTCACCAGCGTTACAGCAGGATCAATGCTATAGGTCCCAGGCGATATAACAAGCAAAACAGCCCCCGGAGTCTCAGCCCATCCGATCGATGGACCGAGATACGTTCGGGTTAGTTTTCGTACTGTCCCGCCTTGGTCAAGATCGAGTTGGGAGGGCATCTTCTGTCTTTCCATTACCGGGGGTTGGCGGCGAAGGCTTTTGCTGCACGTCGATTTGCTTTTGCAATTCGGCGATGACTGGCGCAGCGACGCGAAACGGAGCGTTACCAAGCGCCTCAGAGATTACCCGAAGCATTTGCTCATTGAGCTGGATGGTGAACATCGTTGGCTTCCTTCCACCTTAGATATTTCCGGTATTCTTCGCCGATAGCGGCGCTCCAGAATGCCTTGGCCGCCTCGTCTGGATTGTAGTCGGGGCCGAAGGTGACCGCACCATCCTGCACTGAAATTTTGACAAGAAGCCTGCCGCCCTCACCGCGGATTTCGAAATAGGTGGGGCCTTTTTTACGCTCTATCGTAAAAACGTCTCTGCTCCACGTAGGCATCGGAGCGGGATCGACGATCTGCGGAGGATTATCCATTGGCATGTCACGGTCCTATCACGATTGGCGTGGGCGGTTGTGCTGGCGTAGTCGAGAACTGTTGCTCGGCCTGGGTAATTCCGGCGACCCAGTTGTGAACGATGGCAGCCCAGATCTGAGTGTTGGTCGGTTGAAAGTTTGGATTGCTCACTGGCGGGGAGCCAGTTGGCGGATTGTAAGTTGCTTGTATCCAAGTGTTGAAGGCGACCTTTCCCCAGTTGAGCGTTCGTTGAAAGTCAGCATCGCTGTAAGTCGTGAAGTTATTGCTGACCGCCGCTGGCATTCCACCGAAACCGGAAACCTGAACATTGAGCGTGCCCATTTACACCAGCGCCACTGATTGTAGCGTCCCTGCGTTGTTGTAGTACATCTTCGTTGTGTTGTTAGTTGTATCTCGAATAAGCACCCATGTGCCCGCTGGAACGTCAGTGGCCAACGGTGCGCCCGCCTTGGTCTTAGCTTTGATCGTCCCACTTGCATCAGCAAGCGTTCCATTGCCGATGGCGATTGTAGGAACCGAGGAAACTGGCGGGATCCTTGAGAACGCGGTATCTGCAGCAAGGAGATCGCCTGCACCAGCGCTATTTGAGGCAAATCCAAGAACCGAGTCGCCAGAGACGCGAGTGTTAAGACTGGTTATGTGAAACTGGGTGTTGTTGGCTATTCTGAATTCCAGCTGTGCTGCATCATTGAACAGCGTAGCTAGTCCGGCATTATTCAAAAAGGCGTAATTGGTGAATGTTTCAGGGAAATTAAACCAGATTCCGCCAAATAAGGCATTGTTGCCGCCGTTGCCAATGGCTAGGGTTTTTGTTGCCCCGGTGCTGAGAGTGAAAACTCCTATATTATCGAACAGGGCTGCACTGGACGTATCAACAACAAAATTGATATTGCGCGAAGAACCAGTACCGCCTTTCTGCGTCCCGATAGTCAGGACGTTGGCAGCCGTGGTAAAATCGAAGATGCCGCGTTCGTAGTTGGGGGGGCTGGTTATAGGAAGACTATAGATATTATAAACGAACAGTCCCGATGGAGTGTTGGTTGGATTTGCGCCGATCACAACTGTATTGTTGGCATTGATAACGAGATTTGGCGCGCCATTATTAATCCCGAAGCCAAAGGGATCATTTGTTAGAGTCTCGAAAAGAACGCCTCCAACCCCAGTAGCAAAAGAGTTTGCGCCGACATAAATGCCAAATTGGCGCGTGCCATCAGTAATGTTGACCAAATCAGTATCGTGGAGCCCTTTTATCGCAAGTGCAACATTACCGTTCGGATCGGTGTGACCAGCCCCACCAACAGCCAAAAGCTGATTGGTATAATCAAACGTCAGCCCGGCACTCTCGCCAACAGTCGTGCCTTGCTGAAACAAGACGCGAGTGTCGACGCCGCCAGTGATCGGCGTGGTGCCGATTGCTATTGTGCCACCACCGCCACCACCAGCGCCTGCTATGTTTATATTGCTCATAGCACCAGCGCATACCAAATCGTTCCGCCTACCTGCACAGCGGCGGAGGAGTTAATGATAAAAGAGTCTCCCACATTGCAGGTTAGTGGAAGTTGGATGAAGTCTTGAACTTGCGCCGCGTTAGAGCCAAAATCCAATGGCCCACTGATCGGCGTTGAGCCAGACTTGAAGGTAAGGTTGGTCGCTGCTGCGACAACGTAGAAGAACTGTAGAACTTTAATCATCTTTCCCACAGCGCCAATAATCACCGTATTGTCGCCAGAGGCAGCGAAGTTAATTGGGGCCTGTTGGACGAGTGGGCCGATTGTTGCGTCGAGGGTGGTCATGACGCAAGTTTACGGCGCGCATCATCTAGCGAATCGTTGATGGCTCGGAGCTGGCCACCTTTAGTGCTGACTTCATCACTAAGTTCCTTTGCTTTTTCTTCGAGCACCTTAACCCGTTCGCCAAGATCGCGCAGCGAGCCTTGCTTGTTAAACATGTCCTGGTCAAAGCGCTTCTGTGCGTCCTTTTGAACTTGCGTTAGGCCAGCTTGGGCTTCCTTCATCTGAGCCTGGGTCTGTTTTAAGTTCTCGTTCACTGACTTAAGGTCGGCCTTCGCGCGGGAGATAGACTCCTCGAGTTCATCAAGATCACCGATGTCTTGCTCTAGCTTCTGGAGTCTAGTGACTATTTCGCTCAGATCACTTTTGGGCGGCATGGGCCTTACTCCTTGGCTTCGCTTCCTCTTCTTCCGCTGGTGCAGAAACAGTGTAGAGTGTGCCCTCACGTAAGGCCCGGAGGGCTGCATCGCGAATATGCTCTAAGCCTGGATGCTCAGAGGATTTCCTCGCGATGTCAAGAAGGGCATTTGCTTCAACTGGTGTCATTGACGTTCTCCTAGAATTGACTGTAGTAGACCACGGCCGCGATCGTTGCCACAGAAGGGGTTATGCAGAGCGCTTGAGCTACTCCCGCTACCATCGGTACGGTAAAGAAAGCATAGTCGATATGGTCGGTAGCGGGAGCAGTACTGGTTACGTTCTGTGGTGGAATAAACAGCACTGTGCCTGTACCACAGTTCGATCCGGTGCCATAGGATAAGGAAAAGGTTCCAGTGGCACCAGTATTGGTTACGTGCCATCCACAGATTGAGATAGTCTGACCAGTAACTGCCGGTACAATTTGGGTTATGGTGGAGGGACCAACAGCAAGCGTAGCGAGCCTTGGACACAAGATCGCGTTGCCTGGACCAACGATGGTCCCTTGGGAGAAGGCGCTTGGGCCTACTATAAGGCACAGCCCAAGCGCAAGAAGTGCGAGGAGCTTTCTCACTGGACCTGACTCCAAGTGGTGTTAGAGGCAGTGTAGATCAGCTTTACGCAAGTCCGCGCAGCCAGTGTGGTTAGAGTGGTGGTTGCGCCAGTAGCAAAGACCTGCGGAGCCGTCGCGGTGATCGTCACGACTTGAGTAGCGAAGGCGCCGTTGGAGGTGTTACAGAACGAGACAATCGCACCATCAACTGGAGTCAGTGGCATGTTGAACACCACGCCAGAGGTTGATTGGACTGGCATGATGACTGCGTTCTGCGTTACCGCTAACTGTACGGTGCCGGTGGTGGCGGCAGCGTTAGAGAGGTAGCCCCACGAGCTACGGGTTTGGTAGGCACAGATAAAGCCGGTGGATGGGCCACCAGGGCCTTGACCTGAGTTCCAGCACTCATTGCCGGATAGGGCGTTCTGAACTATTGGCTGTGCGACGAGCCAAGTGGTGGCAAGGGCAGCGAGTGCTGCCCCCACCAATCCCGCTAGAAGGACCCGACGCATTAGTTGTTCACGACTACGCCAGGAGGATACGCGCCGATGAACTGATCATGGAGCGAGCCCTGGAACATTTGGTCGAAGCGATCGAGGACAATCGTGCCAAGCAGCCAGGAACTGTTGGTGACTGCACCACCGTTAGTAAACGTACCAGCGACGGTGTACGCGAGGCGAAGGAACCGCGGAACAGGCGAGCCGGGTGGAGGCCTTGGCAAGTCCATATCAAACATGCGCACGCCTTGGAGAAGGCTCGCGAGAAGTACTACTGGAGAGGTCCACCAAGTTGTGTAAGCACCTGGAGCACCCGAGCCGTTATCGGGAGCGCCCTGAAGGCCTACTGACAAGCTGGTCCCACCAGCGAAGGTGGAGCAGCATTGGATCAGCATCTTCAGTGCAGGATCGTCACCGATGCCCATATCGCGAGCGCCTTGGCCAGAGGCCAGCACAGGGACGCCTGGAGGGGCGGCGATGTGCAGGTCGATGACGTTCGTGCTGTTGCCGGTTGTGGTGATGAGGTCAACGAACGCCGGAGTAGCGCCTCCGGTGACGTTGCCGGTGAAGAGAAGTTGTCCATCCAGAATCATGGTTGGCTCCTTACGTTACTTGAGCTTCGTTATTCAGAAGAGCGTCACACGTCCGAACCGGGAGGCCTCGGAACGTGGTAACAGGCTTACCTTCGAACTCCTCAATCCGGAGCAGGACGTTCGTCTTGTTCATGGCTTGGAGGTCGAGGTAGGTACGGATGACACGATTGCAGTAGATAACCGCGCGTCCCATATCGGCCCGGACCTCGGGAGTATCAGAGGTCTGGATAGTCGTGGCAGATGCCGGGGCAGTTGGCAACCTATACAACGCTCGAATGATGAGGTTGATAAGGTTCGCTGCGCTGACGCCAGTGAGCTGCGTAACGTCTACGTTAGCTACGCGAGTCCAATAGCGCCAATCCCTCAGCACCAAACCGATCTCCCACTTGAAGTGATCGCGGTAGGCCTGGTACGTGTTGCCGGACAGGTCCTGAACCGGCCACTCGCCCATATCCCGGTGCTGGAGGCCTGTGATCTTGCCTTTGGGGAAGGTGGCATGGCAAGTGTCACTGCCCCACACACCGATCCAGATCGAGGTGTTGGTGTTCGAGGTCCCACCACCGTCCAGTACGTTCGCTGCGGTCTGGGCATTCGCTGTAGTCTTTGTAGAGTACCGCGGCGAGAACCCAGTGAACCGCTCTGGGTTGGTGGACTGGTTGCCGTAGAAGATGGTTGTAGCCACTTGCTGGGACATGCCCTCTAAGAAGGCTTTCACTTCAGAAAGCCTGAACTCAGCGGTGTTGCCGTTGAGGTCAGCGATGTCCTTATCGATAACCGCGTAGGTTTCCAGATTCCCCACCGTGTCTACGATTTGCGCGGTGGTTGACTTGGCATTTGGCACGCCCTGGTTTAACAAGCGCCAAGTGGCCTGTGGGATGCCGGTTCGAACAGTGGTTTTGTGGCCGGTGGGCAAGTTACCCTCCAACACCAACATATCTTCGAGGATTTCGTTGGTTTGCGAGAGCAGCTCAATGATAGTGGCGACCCTGTATCCGTCGTCCATTCTCTTGGCCCAGTCGGCGTAGGTAAGTGCAATCGTACCTACGGTAGCCATAACTTACTCCTTTCAGCCCCCTTGTGAGGGCAGGTTTGGATACATTGCGGTGGCAACGGAAGGTCTACCGCCCTGTGGTCGAGCCGCCGGCGAGGGTCCACCTGCCGGAGCGGCCTTGCCCTCAGTGACAAGCGAAGCAAGTTTATAGAATGCACGGATAAAAGCTGGGTTATTACCCGCTCCCGTGAAGTCCATAGCTTCCCTGAACTCCTTTGCCAGTTTGGGATCGCCAAGGCCATCGATCGCTCTCGATACGGTTTCCCTGACTCGATCAAGCTTACCACCGATATCGGGGTCGTTCCTGATCTCCGTGCGCCATTTCTCCTGGGTTTCTTGCCACACTCGATACGGCGCCGTCTCGGACTCTACAACTTCTTTCATGTAGAGGTCCATGAGCTTCTGGCCCTCAGTCTGGCTCAAGCCCATCTCCTTAAACGTGCTGTGCACGTCTTTCAGACGATCGGCATTGAACTCATAACCTTCTGGGGCCGTGAATTCTTGATAGGTGTCTGGCGCACCCTCCTGCGCCTTTATATTCAGTTCCGACGGCTTAGCCTCAGGCTGCTTCGTCGGAGCCGGGCTCGTACTCGACGGAGATTTTTCCGGTTGCGAGGTCTCGGTAGAGGTCGAGCTGGTACTCGACGTCTGATCCTTGATCTCTCCGGTTTCCGTCCGCGCTGAGGCTTCGTTCGGTTGCAATGTTTCGGGCATCTGCTTCTCTCGCCATTTGTACGTACTGGTCTGGACAGTACTTCATAAGTTGGGTAAGGAGTTCTACTCCCTTAGCACGCAGGCCCTCGTTGAAGGCCATTAGTAGAGGGTCCGACGAAAACGAAGAGGCGAAGACAAAAGACGTTTCCAGCCTTCCCCATATGAACGATCTGCCTGACTGTGTTTCCATAAGGGTGGTTAAGGTCCCCGCATCTATGCGGGCCTGCGCCTTAGCTCGATCTTCAAGCTGCTTGACAACCTTTGGATCAGTGAGATCAACCGGCACCGGGCAGTCCTCCCATCATGGCCTGGAGAGCATTCTGCCCTCCACCAACGTCGGTTTCACTAAGCGTTTTGGCGCCGCCCGCGAGCTTCTGTGCGGTGTCGGCGTGCTGCGCCATCTCGTCTTGCTGCGCTTGCTGTTGCTTCTGCTTCCTAATCTGCGCCAGCACGTCTGGCGACCTAATCAACTTCGGGTCATTATGCAACAGATGCGAGGCTTTCTGGATGCCATAGTCAAAGTCAACGGTGTCCATGACTGCCGGATCGACACCTGCGAGGTTCCCGGTTAGCTGGAAGATACGTTCAATGCCCGCCATCTGCGAGGCATTCTGTGCGGTCTCGAGCATTGATACGAAGTCGATCTGGACCTCCATACCCTGGACTTGACGCGGCGCTGGCGGGAGAATCCCGGAGCGGGAACAGATTTCGAAGGTACGGTTCACGGCGATCTTCAGCCCTTCGCCAACGATCCTCTCAAGAACCGGCCCGAGCATAATCATGGACTCAGCGCGTCTTGCATCGATCTCCGCAGCCGTGACGTTAGACCTTGTCTCGAATTGTGAAATGGTCTGGAATAGGTTATTGAAGAAGATTTCCTTGATCCGTTCACGAACCTCGTTAAGGTCCTCCATGATTTCCTTGACCGGGGGCTGGACCTGGTAGACAGGTGCAAAACCTGGACGTGAATTTGATAGCATTCCCGCGACATAAGTCACTCCACCCGGCATCAACGAAGCTGGCTGGTTCTTGAGTTGGATATCGGCGACCATCGGAGGGTTAACAAGCTTATCAATAGCTTGCGCCTTTCGCTTGACCTCAAGCTGAAGCTGTTTAATGTCGGGTAGGGCGTCCATCCCAGGGCCGCGTCCGTAAGCATCGTTCGCAACGATGTCCCACCTTGGGGAGATGAAGTTCTGTTCATGGAAGCCACCCTTATACAACACTCCAGGCGCGTAGCTTGCCCCACCTTGCGGCGCTGCTGAACCGGCCCATTCCCAGTAAACCTCCCGCCACTTGAAGTGTGATGGTATTCCAAACTTCCGGTAATCCTTGTTTGGCTCTATCGCATGCGCTACCACTATTTCTCTGGTAAGGCTCGTTCCTCCCATATCGTACAGAACTCGGACCGCTGGCGAAACTGCATCAATGCCAAAGCGTTCAACCACCTGCGAAACGGTATAAGTGAATTCCCTGTATAGAGCGTTGACTTTAATTGTGTCGGAGGCCTCGAGGTAGTACTCGCCGGGGCAGGGGTTGTAACAGGTGATGACGTCATCAAAGTCCTCGTAGATTACCATTACACCCGTTCCAAACACGACCAGGTCGAAATACAGCACTGCCATGCAGGTGTAAAAGTTCGACTCCTGGAAAACCATCATCAGAATGCGTTCGCACTCGGCGAGCCACAACGACACTGGCCCGGTCTGCGTGGAGTCGATGTAACCAATCTTGACATGGAACCAGGACTTGGTGGGATCGGTGCAGCCCGTCATAAGCCCAGCGGCCAGATTGCGAGCAGCAAGAGTACCAGTACTGTCAAGGATGTGCTGATTAATAGGAGAGCCACGAGCCATCTGGTTAGGGGTGATAAGCCATTTGTAGCGACGAGGAAGAATATAATCAGCGCACTCGCGCCAATGAACCCACCAAGAATAGCGATTAGTGCGGAGTCCGATAAGCCGTCCATTCACATGCTCGCGGAGCTTCAGCGTCTCCTCATCGGGCATTCGGTAGAGGACCCGATAGGGCTTGCCATCAACTTTGACGTTGACTTGACGCTCAGCCACCCGCTTGCCCTCCTAACGGTGACATTCCCCCTGGAGGGGCTACGCCGGTTGAGGGACCCATCGGCGCACCCGGTTTCACTCCAGGAGGCTGTTGCTGCTGTGGGAGTGCCTGCTCGATGTTGGAAAGGTGCTGCATGATTTGGTCGTGGTGGGCCTGTACGGCCGCCTTGGCCCGCTGAATGTGAGCGTGGGCTGGATGCTGTCCTGCTTTTGCCATTTACTTCTCCTCTCCTGGTTGAATGGGAAGAACCTTTGCGCCACCGCCGCCCAGGGCCTTCGATAACGTCTCGTGGGTTTTCAACTTCGCTGTCTCTTCAGGCGATCGCCGGACCTGCCATGGATAACCAGCGCCAGGCATCATCTGCACGTCCCCTGCTATCTGCATCAAGTGTTCGTGGATAGCGTCCAGATGACTTCCAAGAGTCTCGCCCCCTTCGTCGGTCTCAGACACCTTACCTAGTGCCCTGGCCCTCTGCTCCATATCCCTTGCTTTAGTAGTGCGGTCCATCAGATCTTTGAATTGATCTGGAGTCATGGACAGTGGGGCAGCGCCCTCCTGGCCGGTCTTTGGCAGAGTGGCGGCGACCTGCGTGCCATTGCCTTCAGACTTCTTAGTCTTGGGTGGTGTCTTCTGAGGCTCTGGTCGAATGTCCGTCGGCTCTCCTGGCTTTGGCTCAGGCGCGTCACCTTGCAAGGGCTCAAACCCCATTGCCTGCCGCACGTTCAGCATATGTCCTATCATGGTGTCGTGCGACGCCTGCATCGCGTCCATCGCCAGTTCGATCTGTCGTTCCAGGGCCACGTTATGCTCCTAACAGAGTGCCTGGAGTGCCGGTGGCACCTGGCGCCAATGCGCCGCCAAGAATGGTTGGAGTGCCAAAGCCAGTACTGCCTGGACGCCTTGCTGTCCCACGCGGTTGGCTCGACCCATACATAGGTGGATTGGCTGGAGGGGGTGGAGGGGCTGGTAAGGGTGGAGGACTGGGGGCACTAAACATTAGTCGGTTCCTACTCGTTCGAGGCATTCTCTATGAAAGAACTTGATTGGCCCCTCGATCTTATTCTCTTCATCATCCTTGACTGCTTGCAGTGTAACGACTTCGTCCCCCTCCTCGAAGGGCCTTTCACAAGCGTAGCAGAACTTAGGCTTAGAGTCCATCGTTCATGGCCTCGTAGCTAAGAGGGTTGTAGTCGTGCTGCATCGGCGCGAAGGGGTTGTACTCGGACTCGACCAGCGGCTTATGTGGGCCTTCATGACCTGCATTTTGGTGCGGGGAGACATATTGGGAGAAGGTGAGCGCAAGTGCATCAGCGATGTCTGGGGACGATAGACCTCGCTTCTTCATATCCTCTTTCTTTTCTAACTGGATCTCATTCCGAACGTTGAAAGCATATTGGAGATTCGTGAGTTGGGAGTGGAGTTCTTGGTCTGCGGGGATGGTTCCTCCGGACTTGAGCCAGGATCGCATTGATCCCCAGATCTCGGCCCTTTTGTTCGCGTAACGAACGCCGTCATCTCCGGTGAGAAAGCCGACTCCATCAGGCTTCCCACCAAACTGTACGTCCATAACAGGTATGTGGAGTTGACGAAGGCGATCGACAACGCCGCCGCCCACGCCTCCTCCATCCACAAAAACTGCGTCCGCATTGTATTGGGCATAGGTTTCGGCCACCTTTCCAGCTAGGGTCATTGTATCCAGCCCCCTGAACTGAAGCGGAATAATTGTTCTGCCATCTCTTCCTTTTCTGATATAGATAACGGAAGCGTCGTCTCCAAAACGAGCGACGTCGACTCCGAGAACGAGGGGATCGTAAAGGTGTACACCAGGTTCCCTGACCGCAGCCTCACCTGCGATGGCGTCATCGATAAACTGCATCGATCCTGCGCGGGGGAAGACACCACGGACGCGAACCCGTACGAAATCGTTGTCTTCTCCATATTCGGCCACCCATCTGTTAAGCTCACCCTTGTCGGTGAAGCTGATAGTACGGGAGTCCACGGTTCGCGAACGCCAGACATTGGAGAACCGGCCACCAGGAAAACACTCTCGAAATCTCCCCTTTGGGAGATTGGGATTGCCAAAGACGCACCAGACCCTCTCCGTGTCCTTATCAGTCATGCAGCCGTCCCCCGCTTCCCAGATGGGATCAGGGATCGCCGAGGCCTCATCATAGATCATTAAAAGGCGTTTGCCCTCGTTATGGAGGCCTTGGAAGGCAACGGCGTTGTTCTCGGACCACGGAACCATGTCTATGCGCCATGTCCTCTCGTGGTCGTCGTCTCTAACAAAAATGGCAGTGGCCGTCAGCTTGAGGCTGTCGCGGCCCTCGAACAAATTAAACCACTTGCCTAACTCGGCCCAGGTCTTGGTCTTGAGCTGGGTCTCGGTGTTGGCAGTAACGACGCCGCGAGTATCTGCCCTGGTACATAACGCCCAGAGTATGATCCAGGCAACGAGGGTGGACTTCCCGACGCCGTTACCGCTCACTGCGGCCTGGCGAATCGCGACCTCTGGGGTTTTCAACCCTTCTCCGATTGATCGGAGGAAGTTCCTTTGCCACTGTTCGAGGGTACGGTTCTCGAGGACCGAGCCCTTTCTCCCCCAAGGGAAAGCGGTTAGGACGAAGCCCTCGGGGGACTTCTCGAAGAATGCCCAATCGGTGAAGGCGCGGGTCATCACTTCTCGCTTGGTACTGGGTGTTCACCAGTTGGAATACCAACCACAATCCACCCAGTCGATGGACTCCATGCTGTATGCCACTCGATCGGTGGAGTTCCTTCCGGTGGAGTGGTACCCTCTGGCGGAAGGATTGGGCCACCACCTACAATCGGCGGGATTGGATGGGCTGGAAAACCTGGCCACCAGGGTGGCATAGCGATTGGATGAGTTGGAACACCTGGGCTGGGCCATATGGTCGGCGGCGGCCCTGCAATCGGATGCGTTGGCACTCCCGGTGATGGCCAGATACCAGGCGGATTATAAATCGGGTGAGTCGGAACTCCAGGACCGCCCGGTGCGATTGGGTGGGCTGGCATATCGATACCACTGCCCGGTGGCCAAACTCCTGTTCCTCCACCACCCAGCGGCGTAATCAATGCTAGAAAGCTCATAGACCTCTCCTTTGGTTAATGTTTATTCTCGTCTCCAGATAACCTGTGCGTCTTGGCGATCGATGTAGGGTGCGCTGCGCGCTAAGTGACGCTCTAGCAGCCACCGGCGTGCTGGGTCAGCGACTGCGCCTACGGCGAATACTGCATCGCGCTGGTACAGCGGGTCAGTGTCAGCCGCGCCATGCGGATTGGGCCGCTCGACGAAGGTTGTGTAATGGGCTGGCGGGCCTTCCGGCTGGTAGCTGCCTAATCCAAAGGTTCCCGAACTCCAAGTATCCTGGAAGTAGCGCATGTTTGGAGTTGTAGGATAACGACCACACCAAACAGATGGTTGTAGGGCAATAACATGCGCGGTGCGGTGGAGGGCTCCACCAACTGCCAAGGCAGAATTGCCGCCGCAACTGTACCCGACGAAGGCAACTGAGTGTTCATGATTTGCTGCTGTTGCTTCATCGTAAGCCCTCTGCGTTTCTCTGTAGTCGTAAACATGGACGCTGTTAACACCGCGCAGCGTGCGGACGCGGCGGGCGATCTGATCAATACCGCTCGACCAGCCGTTCGGTCCCCATCCGTAGAACAGCCAAACATCGGTGGCGGCCTGGGCTGGCAACGTCAATGAGAGGAGAACGGTCGCCGCCGCGAGCTTCATCCAAGCTTCCCGCCGAGCAAGATTGACAGAATCCAGAATGAAATGCTAAGCCAGCCGAAGTGGATTACTATCGGCGGTCGGTTTACTGTGTCGATGAACAAGGCAGCAATGGCCGCGAACACGAACGCGAATACGAGTAGGATGGTGCTTAGCATATTAGTCCTCCTTCGGTGGTTGAGGTGGAGCCGCTGAAGACTCCACCTCTTCGCTGCCAGGGAGGTGGGCTGGCGCGATCAGCCGGTCTGCGCGTTTACTCTGAAGCTCGAACAGATCGGCGATTGG